ATGTATTTGAGCCTACTATAGCAGTAAATAAAATGTTATTTTTTAAATTAGATGAAAATTGTTATAGCGCATTAAAAACTTTTTTAGTTTATTTAAATAGAATGCCAAATGAAATTCAATTTAATGGAATTAAAATAATTTCCTCAGATATTCCTTTGGATATGGAAATCGCAAAAATATTAAGAGAATTATGAAAACATTTAAACAATTTTTAGAAGACGCTGGAGCAGTTAGTGCAGCTCCAACAAATGTAGTTGGTGGTGTTGCTGGAACTGGTGGTGTAGCAGGGGAACCTGGAGTTAAAATGCCCAGAAAAAAGCCATCTATTGTATTAACTAAATTACCGATGGCAAGAGGTGGATGTAATGGATAAATATAAAAATAAATTAACTTCAATTATAGAAGACTGTGGTTTTGACAGAAAGCGTAAATTAAATAAAGAAGAAATGGAACGCGCTTTATTTGAAGCAACAAAACCTGGATATCCACCTGAAGAAGCTCAAGATCCAAGCACTAAAGAAGGAATTTCTAATGCAATTGCTTCTGAGTTTTTTGCTCGTAGTAGAGCTTTAGCTACAACAACTCATTTTGCACATTTAAGTACAGATTCTTTTTCTGAACATTCTGCCCTAGCAACATTTTATGAAGAAATTGTTGAAACTGTAGATAAATTCTGTGAAGCATATATTGGATTGTATGGAAAATTTATTACCTTACCTCCTATTAGCGCGGAAATGAAAGTTGCTGTTGATGCGATTATAGAAATGCGTGATTGGATTGCTAAAAATAGAAATCTAATTACTGATGATACTTCTATGCAAAATATTATTGATGAATCTGTAGAATTATGTAATACTACGATTTATAAATTACAAAAATTAAAATAGCTGGTATTTACCGTGATAATCGTCAAAGAGGCGCAAGTAATGTCAGATAACCAAGAACAAATTTTTTCTTATGATAGTTTCAAAAGAAAAATGCAATTAATTCGATCTTTAGAGAAGTATTCTAGTAAATTGGATAAATTAATAGAAAAAACATCAAATATAGAACAACTTTCTCTAAAGGCAGGAAAATAATGGCAGAGCCAACATTACATGATGTAAAAGTAGAAACGTTATCTGAATTAAAAGTTGAAGTTGCTGTTTTAAAACAAGAAGTTAGTTTTATTAATAGGCTTTTTACTAGAATAGAAGATGTTATTGATAAAATTGATAACCAACATGCTGTGGTTTTAGATAAAACTGCAAAAATAGAATTTAACCTTATTAACACCAAAGACGAATTATCTGATTTATATAAAATATTAGAAACTTCGGAAAAAAATATTTCAAGTAGAATTAATTCTATTGAGAAATTATTATCCGATGAGATTAATTCTATAAACAAAAACTTATCAACTAGAGTTGAAAAAAACGAAAAAACCACTAATGACTTGATGCAATCAAAATGGTTGCTTTGGGGTGGCGCTGGCGTTGCTATGTGGTTAATTTCAAACATAGAATTAATTAAAAAATTATTTTCCATAAAATAATACTTTACTTTTTTGTCTTTTCGTAGTATAATAAGCCTGACTATAAATTTCAGGCTTTTTATTATGAGTATTTGGATAGATAGAAAATATATTTTATTATTGTCCCCTAAGCTGGAACTCTTTAAACAAAAGAACACCAACTTGTATACAATGCGTTGCCCCTATTGCGGCGACTCTCAAAAAATGAAATCAAAAACCCGTGGATTCGTTTATTCAAAGAACGATAACTATTTCTACACGTGTTTTAATTGTGATAAAGGTACAACTCTCCGATCTTTGATTGGTTTTCTAGACCAACATCTAGAACAAGAATATATTATGGAAAATTTCCAGCAACGATTTACTGGAAATAAACGTGAAGTTATCGATAAACCTGCTATTCCTGTATTTAAAACTGTAGAAAAAAAGATAGATTTACCTACTGTTGCTTCTTTAGATGATGATCATTTTGCTAAAAAGTATATCTTAGACCGCAAAATACCAGAAAAAGCATTAAAAGACTTGTATTTTACTGAAGATTTTAAAGCTTTTGTTGAATCTGTTTCTGATAAAAAGTTAGATCAAACTGGACCAAGAGTTATTATTCCTTTTTATTCTAGGTCAGGAGATTTAGTTGCATTTCAGGGAAGAGCTCTTGATAGTTATTCTATGAGATATATCACAGTAAAGATTGATAGGGAGCAAGAAAAGATTTTTGGCTTGGATAAAGTTGACCCAATGAAACCAATTTATGTTGTAGAGGGTCCATTTGATTCTTTATTCCTTCCTAATGCGATCGCAACTGCAGACTCAAATTTGTCCGCTGCAGCTAATGTGTTTGATAAGAGTAAGTTGATATTAGTTCCCGACTGTGAGCCTAGAAACGCGAATATCGTTAAAAATATCGGGAAGTTTATTAAGAATGGGTTCACAGTTTGTTTGTTACCAGAAACCTTTGGAGCTAAAGATATTAATGATGCAATAAAAAATGGCTTGACGCAGGAGGAATTATTAGGTATAATAAGTAATAACACCTTCTCGGGGTTACGAGCCGAACTAGAATATTTAAACTGGAAGAAAATATGACACATAAAATAGAAAAACTTGGAACAGATACTAAATTCCTTATTGATGGCGTAGAATATATGCGCGTGGAGGGTGTTTGGTTTAGATGGGATAAATATCAAGTAAAATATGTTCCTGAAGATAAACCGGAGTACGAAACTTTATATATGGAGACTTTTGGACGATGATTACAGCTAAAATGATTGCAGATTCTTTCTTTTATGATGATGATAAAGATGGAGATGATTGCAGAATTTGTACATTACAATTAAGATACCCTAGATTTATTCATGCAGAATTTATGACTCATAGAGTATTTTCTAGATCTGCATCTAGTTCTAGAGCAATTCCTATTGGTAAAATTATTTCTCAAGTTTGGAATGATCCAGCTATGCCAATTTATTGGGGTGCTAATGAATCTGGTATGCAAGCCAAAGCTGAATTAACTGGATTAAAATTATCTTTGGCTAAATTTATTTGGAAAACTTCAGCTAAAGTTGCTTGTATTTTTGCTTATGGATTTAGTAAAATTGGATTACATAAACAAATCGGTAATAGAATTTTAGAACCATGGCAATATATTAATGTTATTGTTACTTCAACTGAATGGGATAATTTCTTTGAATTAAGGATTCATCCAGATGCTCAACCGGAAATTCAAGCATTAGCAAAAGCTATTTATGATGAAATGGAATCTAGCGTAACAATAGAACGCGAGCATACTGAATGGCATTTACCGTACATTACTGATGAAGAACGTAAATATTATGATATTGAAGATTTGTTAAAAGCTTCAACAGCTCGTTGCGCTAGAGTTAGTTACAGTAATCATGATGGTACTGCTGCTAATTTAGCGAATGATATTAAGTTACACGATAGATTAGTTGGTTCAGTTCCAATTCACGCAAGTCCAGCTGAACATCAGGCTACTCCAGGAGACCCAACATATTGGTATCGTAACTTTAGAGGTTGGATTCAGTATCGCGATAGAGTAGAACAAAAATTAAATAAATTTAATGCAGAGGATCATCAATATGAATTTGAATTACGCTTCGGAGATTAATATTCACGCGCACTGCGTCCGTGACTTAAATTTTAAAGCTGAGTTGGATAAAAAAATGGTTGAACAACAAGAGTTTAAAGAAGTTCAATTACAAAATAAATGTCATAATGATAATTTAGCATACGATCCATACTGGATTAATGGAGTAAATTATCATGCGTCATTAAGTAGACACAATTACATTAGATAGAGGAAATTATGAGTAAAGTTGAATTAAAAGATTATGAAGCATTTGTACAATCAACAATTTCACAACCATCAACAATTTTTGGTATTTTAGAATCAAGATTAAGTGAATTGGATGGTAACAAATTAGGAATTTTAATCCCTGAGTTGTTAACTGCTGGGTTTGGTTTAACTGCTGAGGCAGGTGAATTTGCTGAGGTTGTTAAAAAAATTGTCTTTCAAGGTAAACCGCTAGATGAAGATAATATCTTTCATTTGAAACGCGAGTTAGGTGATATTTTATGGTATGCCGTTGTTGCTTGTAAAGCATTAAATATTTCATTAGAAGATGCTATTGTAATGAATGTTGAAAAATTATCAGCTCGTTATCCTCAAGGATTTGAAATTATCAAATCAGAGGTTAGGCAAGAGGGTGATGTGTAATGGGCAAAACAATCATTAAAGCTGGTTTTGTTTTAATATTGTATTTTTTAATTATCGGAATTGTTTGTCCATATCTAGTTTCTGCTAGAGATGATTTAGAAGTAATTTCCGGTTTTGTTTTAATTATATTAACTGCTGCAACAGTACCATCTGTTGTAAAATTTATTTTTAGAGGTGTTGAATGAAAAAATTATTAGCTATTTTATTATTACTTCCTGCATTAGTGTTTGCTAAGGGTGGTCCTACAGAGGATTTATTTGGTGCATGGGGCACGGCAACCTTTACAGGTAGGGTAGCCGACTCGAACTTTCTTTGGTACGGTGAAGGATCTGCACGAGCAACTGACTCGGTAAAAACAGCTAAATCCCCCACTGGTCAAGAATTTGATGTTCATGGATTAGTTGGTAGAGTTGGATTAGGTTATAAATTATCTGATAGTCAAAAATTATTAGTTGGTTATGCATATCAGGAATCAGAGGCTCCATATAGTAAAGTTGCATTAGCTGAACAACGAGCTTGGGAACAACATGAATTCAAACATACATTTGCTAATAAAGATTCATTAAATTTTAGAACTCGTTTAGAAGAAAGAACTGTTGATGTTAGCGATGATACTGCAGTAAGATTTCGTGAACAAGTTAAATATAATCACGTTTTAACTGACCGATTATCATTAGTTGCCTCAGAAGAAATTTTTGCTAATGTAAATAAAGCTAATTGGGGTCCAGTATCTGGTTTTGATCAAAATCGTGGTTTTGTTGGTGTTGGTTATAAATTATCTGATCATTATAAAACTGAGATTGGTTATATGAATCAGTATTTAAATAGAGAAAATAATTATGACCGTATGGTTCATATCTTTAATATTTCTTTAATTGGCGATTATATCTAAGGAATTTTATGTTAATTGAAAATATTGAAAATTTTGTTGATACAGATACGTTCGAGCCAAAAGTTAGAGTTACTTATGTTTTAAATATTGAATCATTAATGGATGCTACTGCAGTATTACCCAGAGAACAATTAGCTGAAAAGTTTTTAAGTAACTGGGAAACAGCTTATGCTGATTATATGAAAAAATTGATTAAGGAATAAAAAAATGAAAAAATTATTATGGTTGTTAGTGATTCCATTCCTTGTTGCTTGTTCTAATGTTCCTCCAGGTTATACTGGAATCAAGGTATTTTTAAATGGCGGCGACAAGGGTGTGGATAGTCAAGTATTAGGTGTTGGGCGTTATTGGATAGGTGTTAATGAGGATTTATTCTTATTCCCAACATTTACTCAAAACCATGTTTGGACTAAAGCTTCAACAGAAGGCAGCCCAAACGATGATTCGTTTACATTTCAAACCAGACAAGGTTTAACTGTAAATACTGATGTTGGTATTAGTTATCATATCGAACCAGATAAAGTAACTGATATTTTCCAGAAATATCGCAAAGGCGTTAATGAAATTACTCATGTTGTATTGCGTAATAGCGTGCGAGATGCGTTTAACAAAGCTGCTTCATCTAGAGATATTGAATCTGTTTATGGCGAGGGTAAAAGTGCTTTAATTGATGATGTAACAAATTTAGTTCGTCATGATATGGATCCAGTTGGTATTAAAATCGAAAGCATTTATTTGGTTGGCGATATGCGTTTACCAGAATCTATTGTTGAATCTATTAATGCTAAAATTCAAGCATTACAAAAAACTCAACAGCGAGAAAATGAAGTGGCTCAATCAAAAGCTGAAGCAGATAAAACTATTGCCGAGGCTAGAGGTGTAGCTGAATCCAAGATTGCTATTGCTAAAGCAGAAGCTGAGGCGATTGAGATTAAGGGTGCTGCATTGAGAAATAACCCAAGCGTGCTTGAACTAAATAAAATCGATAAATGGAATGGGGAATTGCCTCAGTATATGACTGGTCCAGTTCCAATGTTGAATTTTACAAAATAAAATTATATAATTAGTAATATGGATAATGAGCTGCAGGGATGCAGCTATTTTAATTTTTATTGAAAAGGACTAATATGGCTATTAGATTACTGACGCCAAAGGAAACATATACTGTTGATTACCCTGTGGCTATTGAATTTGCTAAAAAACAGCAAGAAATAATGTGGTTTGAATTTGAGATTGAAGTTGAAAAAGACGTACATGATATAAAAACTAATTTTAATGAACCGGAAACTTATGGATTAACTTCTACTTTAAAATTATTTACCAAATATGAGATTTCAGTAAACGAATACTGGAAAAATTATGTATCTCAGGTTTTCCCGAGACCTGATATTCAAAGAATGGCTGATGCCTTTGCTTTCATGGAAACTAATGTCCATGCCCCTTTTTACAATAAAATTAATCAAGTTTTAGGTTTAGATACAGATGAATTTTATTTGTCATACCTAGATGATGAAATTCTAGTCAACAGAATGAAATGGATCGGTAAACGCTTATCCAAAAGAGAAACGGTAATGGATAAATTAAAATCTGTTGGTATTTTTTCTATGGTTGAGGGAGCTGTGTTATTTGGTCAGTTTGCTTTTATTAAACATTTTAATTCAAATGGTAAAAATAAAGCAATTAATGTAAATGCAGGAATTAATTTTTCTGCTATTGATGAATCTTTACATTCACAAGGTGGCGCTTGGTTATTTAGAACATTATTAGCTGAAGCAAAAGCCGATGGTCAAATTTCAGAAGAAGATGAAGCGCATTTACGTGCAGAATTAGAAGAAACTGCAAGAGTAATCAGAGAACATGATGGATTCATTAATGGTAAAACGTTTGAACGAGGTCATATTAAAGGTATTACTGAAAATCAGTTAAATCATTTTACTGAATCTAGATTAGATATGTGTTTAAAAGAATTGGGTTATAAACCGATCTTTAAACCAAGTTATAATCCAATTGCTGATTGGTTTTATAAAGATTTAGAGTCGACTACACTACATGATTTCTTTAGTTCAACAGGAAGCGATTATAACAGAAACTGGAAAGAAGCGAGATTTGTATGGTAAAACAAGAAAAATCAATTTACGAAGAATTGAGTGATGAAAGAAAATATTTGCAGGAAACTGGTCAGTTGCCTAAATGGTGTACAACTATTGCTTGGCAAATGCTTAAAGAAAAAAATTTATCTCCAGAATATCCAGATTTAAAATCAGTTTATACTAGGATTACTAAACATGCTGCAAAATATACTCCAAATCCTGCTGAATGGCAACCTAAATTTTTTGAATTGTTATGGAACGGTTGGCTGGCTGCTTCTACTCCAGTTTTATCTAATATGGGAACTGGATTTGGTTGCCCTGTTAGTTGTAGTGGAGGAGAAATTCAAGACTCTGTTTTTGGATTCTATGGAGCTCAACAGGAGGCTGCTGTACTAAGCAAAAATGGATTCGGTACTAGTGGCTACCTAGGAAAGATTAGACCTCGTGGCGCTCCTATTAACGGGGTAAAAGGAGGAGCATCAGGGGTACTACCAGTATTCAAAGATTTTATTCAAATGTCCAGAGATATTTCACAGGGCAGTCAACGTCGTGGCGCTTGGGCTGGATATATTGAAATTGATCATCCAGATTTTTATGAGATTGTTAATTATATTAGTAAAAATCCAGATGATGCTAATTTAGGTTGGGTTGTTACTGATGAATTTATTGCTCGATTAGATGCTAGAGATAATGAATCCATTCTACGTTATCAGTTAGCATTAAAAACTAAAATGATTACTGGAAAAGGTTATTTCTTTTTTGTTGATAGAGTTAATCAATTAAGTCCTCAAATGTATAAAGATAAAGGTCTGCGAGTTAATGCATCTAATCTTTGTACTGAAATTACATTACACTCCAGCGAAAATTATACGTTTTCATGTGTATTATCATCTATGAACGCATCGCTTTATGATGAATGGAAAGACACTGATGCTGTGTTTAATGCAACAGTATTCCTGGATTGCGTAAATCAAGATTTAATTGAGATTGGTAAAACAACTCCTGGAATGGAAAAAGTTGTTGCTTTTGCTACAGCGTCAAGAGCTCTTGGTTTAGGTTTATTGGGATTCCATACTTATTTACAAGATAATTTAATTCCATTTGAATCATTTGATGCTAGTCTTAAAAATGCTGAGATCTTCAAACACCTAGATTCTGAATCATTACGTGCTAGTAAATGGATGGCAGAAAATTGGGGCGAACCAGAATGGTGTGTAGGTTATGGCGTAAGAAATACTCATAGAATTGCTATTGCTCCTAATCTTAGTTCAGCTTTAATTTGTGGTTCTGTTAGTCAGGGCATCGAACCAATTTATAAAAATGCCTATGTTCAAAATACCAGTGCTGGTAAAATGGATAGAGTTAATCCTTCATTATTAACAGTGATGAAAAACAAAGGTGTTTATACAGATGCAGTGGTAAAAGACATTATAAGTAATAACGGTTCAGTTCAACATGTTACTTGGTTAGATAATAATGAAAAAGCAGTATTTAAAACTGCATTTGAAATTGATCAAAAACAAATTGTTAGATTAGCCTCTGCTCGTCAACGTTATATTGATCAAGCTCAGAGCATTAATTTCTTCTTTTCAGCTGATGAAGATGAAGAATATATTAGTGAAGTTCATAAAATGGCATTTAAAGATCCATGGATTAAATCATTGTATTATGTTAGATCTGAAAATGGAGTAAATGTTACTAAAGGCGAATGTGTTGCTTGTCACGGTTAATAGGAAAATTATTATGGCTAAATTAAGTAAATTGGTTTTTATACTTTCTGATAAAAAAGAAATAAGTTTATCTGATGTTGATGCATTAGAATTATATAATGAGTTGGATAAAATTTTTGGTACAAAAACGCCAGTATCTGTTGGTCGTTGTTACACTGGAACTTCGCTGGATTCAGATACAATTTCAATACCAAGTTCTATTAATCAACGCCCATATGGTTGGGATGGTTCTAGTATAAAACCTAATTATACTGGTGCTTGGAGTGGAACTGCTGCATTGCAATTATAAATGCTAAATAGAGTTAAGAAATTAAATTTTATCTGGTTACTGGGGTTATTATTAATCCCAGTAATTTTTACAACAACTATTTTTTATTATGCTCTACTGTTGATAATAGGATTATACTATGCCATTGCGCGATTACGAATGCCCAAGCTGTAAAGAAGTTTGGGAAGAATTAAGAAAAGACCAATCTGACCCCGAAAAATGTAAATACTGCGAGGCTGAATCTCCTAAAAGATTAATTGCTCGTACAAATTTTGCGTTAAAAGGTAATGGATGGTATAAAACAGACTTTAAACACAAATAAAAAGAGGACAAGGAAGTCTATGATAACGAAAATAACTTGTTTTGAATGCGACTCAGAATATCAAATCCACTCTCAACAGGGATGCCTAACTGATGATATTAGGTATTGTATTGTTTGTGGTAGTGAAATAGAAACCGAAGTTGATGATGAAGAAGAAATTGATGATGAAGATTAATCCTAAGTAAAGTTATCTTAAACTTGAACAGGTAAAAACTGATGTGGATCTATAATAATGAACCCTTAACGCAAATTCCAGAAAAAGCAATTGGGTTTGTTTATCTTATTACTAATGAAACCAATAACAAAAAATATATTGGTAAGAAAATTTTTCATTTCCAAAAAACTGTTCAAAAAAATCTCAAAAAGAAAAAAATCAAAGTTGAATCTGACTGGCAAACCTATACTGGATCTAATGATGATTTAAATCACGATATTAAAACAACAAATCCTACGCTAAAAAAAGAAATTTTAGAAATTTGTTACAGCAAGTCTTCACTTTCATACGTCGAGGCAAGATATCAGTTTCAAACCAATTGTATATTAGATACAAGTTATTATAATAACTGGATTTCAGTGAGAGTAACAAGAAAACACCTAACAAAATATAAAAAACAACTTGACGAATCGATCTCTGTATAGTATAATAAAGTAAATTCTAAATCTACTACTCTATTACTCTATATGGAAATCGTTCTTCTACTAATTATTATTCTGCTACTGCCAAAATCCAATAATAATCTCCTAGATATTCTTCTCTCTGTTACTATTATTGGTCTCGCGGTCTATGCTGTTGTTTGGTTCGCTGCTCTTGCTCTCGCTGCTGCTCTTATTGTCGGGTCTTGAGATGCTCTAATGATGCTCTGTTGAGATGCTTGCTCTGTTGAGATGATGGGAATTTTACAATTACAGAAATTACTAAGTAGTCTAAGTCAAAAAAGATCGATTCAGACACCCTCAGTAGACCTCAGTAGACCTCAGTAGACCTCAGTAGACTTCAGTAATTACCAGACACCTTCCATAGACTCCAATAATATTCATTATAATCCCCCTATTACCATTCCAAATACATTCAGAATCAATAAAATAAATTTCACTGTTGCGCCATAACTAACGCGCAATTTCAGATCGCCCTATAATGGGGCGAATAGACTAAGAATTCACGAATATCAATCGCCCTAATATAGAGCGATCGCTTTAATATAGGGCGAGAATTATCATTATTGTTGATTTACTTTATAGAGAAAGCTTCTAGACATCATTTCACCATTACCTTTAGTAACTTGATTTGTCAATTGGAACTCAGTAAGAGTTGCAGGAACATTAGAAACATAGATATTAGATTTATAGTCACTAAAGGATTCATCATGCAGAATAATATCAGGATTATTTGCAACCCAAGTAGACTCAGTAATTTGTTCATTAGGAAGAATCCAGAGATTCCAAGGAACAGCAGTAAAGGTTACAGAGCCAGAGATAGTTTCCTCTTGATTCCAAGTAGGTTCAATAGAGCCAGTAACACCATTAGTGGTACATTGATAGTAGTAGCCATTATCAGTAGTTGGACGAGCAATATCACCTAGCCTATAGACAGTAAGTTCAGAGAAAGTTGGAGCACCCCAAAAGACAGATATTTTGGTATTATCATCAGGATCAATAAACCCCGCTGTTTTCATAGGACCTTTAGTAGTAGGAGAATATATTTGCATTTTGCGTTACCTTTTTTTACTTAGTAATTAAGAAGATATTTGGATTAATATGTATAAGATTATCATTATTCATCACATTAACAATATTGCTAGTATCATTAGGTTGCATTAGATATTCTACAGTATTTTTAGCATTAAGCGCAGTTTGAATACAAGTAGAATTAACAACAGTTTGTATTAGATATTGTTGAGTAGGAATAGTTACAACAAAGGTATTAAGTTCAGAATTTAATTTTCTTGCCGTTAGATTAGAAGAAATAATAGAGCAAGAATTATTAGCAACTATATGAGCTTCTAGATATACTTTAACACCTAGTAGCGCATCAGTAGCAATAGTATTAACTAAATTAGCTGATACTTTAACCGAAGTTTGCAGAGTAGTTGCTTGAGCAGATACTACAGCAGTTAAGGTATCAGATGCAAGAACAATACCAGAATTTAGTTCAGCAGCATTAGTAACAATACAAGAATCTACTGATTCTAGATTAATATTTGTTATCAGGTTTGCTGTAGTTGTAACTGTATCTGTGATAGAACCTACCAGAACAACGCCAGTATTCAGTTGAGCAGCATTAGTAACAACACAAGAATCAGTTGAATTTAGATTAATATTTGTTATTAAATTTGTAACAACAGATACTTGATTGGTTATTGTAGCAGCAACTTTAATTTGTGTTTTTAGAGCAGATGTTGCAGTAACTGCATCTACAATAGAACTTGCAGCTTTAATTTGCGTTTTTAGAGCAGATGTTGCAGTAACTCTAGTTGATATTGCTGCCGCTGCGGTAATATTGGTATTAAGAGTAGATGCTGTTGTAGTAACTGTATCTGATAACCTTCCAACTAGTTTAACTGTAGTTGATAATGTAGAATTAGCAGTAGTTCTATCTATAATTGAACCAATTAAAACTATACCAGTATTCAGTTGAGCAGCATTAGTAACAACACAAGAATCAGTTGAATTTAGTTTAACTTTTGTTACTAGTGTAGTTGCTTGAGCTGTAGTTCTACTTGAGATTGTACCTAATAATACAGATGCAGTTGTTAACGCACAAGAAACAGAAGTATTAGATTTACATGCTCCAGTTAGTTTAATATTAGTTACAAGAGCAGATGTAGTAGTAACTGTATCTGTTAATCTTCCAACTAGTTTAACATTGGTTTGTAGGGTATTTACATTAGCAGTAGTTCTATCCGTTAATCTTCCGATAAGAACAATACCAGTATTCAGTTGAGCAGCATTAGTAACAACACAAGAATCAGTTGAGCTTAGTTTAACTTTTGTTACTAGTGTAGTTGCTTGAGCTGTAGTTCTACTTACTAGAGCAGCAGCAAGTTTAACATTTGTTTGTATGGTATTTACATTAGCAGTAGTTCTAGATGTAATAGCTCCAGTTAGTTTAATATTAGTTTTTAGAGCAGACGTTGTAGTAACTGTATCTGTTAATCTTCCAACTAATTTAACTGTAGTTTGTAGCGTATTTGCATTAGCAGTAGTTCTATCCGTTAATCTTCCGATAAGAACTATACCAGAATTTAATTGAGATGAATTGGTAACAATACAATAGTCTGTTGAATTTAGTTTAATTCTTGTTAACAGAGTAGAATTAGCTGTAACTCTATCTATTAATGGACTAGCAAGTTTAACTGTAGTTGATAATGCAGATGTAGCAGTTGTTCTAGATGTAATAGCTCCAGCAAGTTTAACAGTAGTTGATAATGCTGAATTAGCTGTAACTCTATCTGATAATGAACCTGCAACTTTAATATTAGTTACAAGAGCAGATGTAGCGGTTGTTCTGGATGCGATAGCTCCAGCAAGTTTAACAGTAGTTGATAACGCTGAATTAGCTGTAACTCTATCTGATAATGAACCTGCAACTTTGATATTAGTTACAAGAGCAGATGTAGTGGTAACTGTGTCTGTTAATCTTCCAACTAGTTTAACTGTAGTTGATAATGTAGAATTAGCTGAAACTCTATCTGATAGTGTTCCAAGAAGAACAACTCCAGTATTTAATCTAGCTGAATTGGATACAACGCAAGAATCTGTGGAGCGTAGTTGAATTCTTGTTGTCATAGTAGATGTAGCCTTCACTACATCTACTAATGTTCCAATTAGATAATTATCTTTGGTTAGCGAACTATGGCTAGATATATTACATGAAACTGTTGCATTAAGTTTGACACGTGTTCCTAGGCTAGCAGTTACATTAACTGTATCTACTATTGTAGTATTAAGTTTAACTTTTGTTGCTAAAGCCGCGCCACTTACAGCTAAAGAAGAAGCATGTGCTGCAAGATTTATTCGTGTGTTAATTGAAGCTGTTCCTAATACTAATATATCAGTAATAGATGAAGCTATTTTTATATTAGTATTTAATGGAACAGTAGAAATTGCTATTGTTACTGAGATTGCTGATTCAAATTTTATTTGAGTAGAGATATTTGCTGAAGATTGACTTCTTACTGATGCTGTACTTTGAAATTCATTTGCTGTTATTCCTATCCCTAAAGAAGATATTGGACCGGAACTTATTGGAAAAAATCCTAGCATATTCTCTCAGCATTAATATTGTTGTTTATTTGATTATTTATTATTAATAATAAATAGTTTATATTTAGGTGTTGGTTAGAGGAAAACTGATGAATTATATTTACTTAAAGAGATTACAATGTCTTTACAAATAAATGATAGAGTAAAAGAAACTAGTATTACCACAGGCGTCATACCTATTGTATTGGGTGGCACATCTGTTGGTTATCAGACAATATCATCAAGTATTTCATCAGGCAATACATTTCCGTATGTTGTAGAATTAATTGGCGGTTCTGAATGGGAAATTGGTATTGGTCAATACGTTAGTTCAAATAATTCTATACTTAGAACTCAAATAATAAACAGTTCTAATACGGGGCATATAGTTAATTTTAGTGCTGGAACTAAAAACGTATTCATATCTATTCCAGCTGCATATGCACCATTAACGGCAAAAGGTTTGGGGCAATTTGCAACTACAACAAGTGCTGAGTTAGCAGCAATTATTTCTGATAAAACTGGTTCAGGTAATTTAGTATTTGCAAATAATGCAGTATTTGGTAGTTCTAATTCACAAATATCACCTTTTACAGTTACTAATAATATACTTGTAACAAATCTTAATGCCGATTTACTTGATGGTCAGCATGGAACATATTATACTGCATTAAGCAATTCTGCGTATTTGCACGCTACAGCTGCTTATGATAAAGCAAATACTAGTGCCAGCGGTTTAGTTACAACAAGTATTAAAACTTCAAATTATACTGCATCTAGTAATGAATTAGTTAGATGTAATACAGCAGCTGGATCATTTTCAGTTACGTTTCCATCAAATCCAATAGATGGAGATATAGTAGCAATACTTGATTTGGGTGAAACATTCAGGTCAAATAATTTAATTTTATTACCTAATACAGAATATATTGAATATGATATGTCCCCTTATATTCTTGACTTAGATGGCGCATATGCTTCATTTATCTATAATGAAGTAACAACTAATTGGAAATTATTAGAATCACCTGTTACATTAATTGACGCTATTACAACAGTGCCTGTATCTCAAGGAGGTACTGGATCTAATAGTTTACAGGCTAATAGCGTTTTATTAGGAAATGGAACTTCAGAAGTTCAAGTTGTTTCTCCTGGAACTGAAGGTAATCTTTTAACTTCAAACAACGGAACTTGGGTTTCTAGACCTGCTCCTATTTCTTTGCCTTCTCAAACAGGAAATGATGGTAAATATTTAAAAACTGATGGATCTTTTGCTACATGGGTTGATTTGCCATTAACATCAATATATACGCAAGCAAATTCTAGTTATGATCAAGCGAATACAGCATTAACAACTGGTCAATCTGCATTTACCCAAGCTAATGCAGCATTTACGCAAGCTAACACAAAATATTCATCTTCTGGCGGAACAATTTCCGGTTCAGTAACGATTACTAATGATTTATCTGTTAGTGGAAATGTATATTTAAGTGGAAATGTCACAACAATAAGTTCAAATAATATTATAATTAATGACCCAATAATTTATTTGGCTAATAATAATGTAGGAAATGTACAAGATATAGGGTTTGTTGGTCATTTTACTGATACAAAATATCAACATACTGGTTTAGTTAGAAAAGCTTCTGATGGTATTTGGAGATTATTTTCTAATGTATCTAGCGAACCTTCTTCTACTATAGATTTTACTGATGTTAATTATGATTCTTTACAAATAGGGACATTAATAACGTCAAATGCTACATTTACTACTTTAATGGGAAATTCGCCATTTACGGTTATTTCCAATACAACAGTAGCAAACCTTAATGCTGATTTACTTGATGGTCAACATGGAACATATTATACTACATTAAGTAATTCTGCATTTACGCAAGCAAACTCTAGTTACGCTCAAGCTAATTCTGCATTTAGTCAGGCGAATATAGCATTAACTACTGGTCAATCTGCGTTTAATCAAGCAAACTCTAGTTACGCTCAAGCTAATTCTGCATTAACTACTGGTGAATTTGCGTTTAATCAAGCAAATTCTAGTTATGCTCAGGCGAATATAGCATTAACTGCTGGTCAATCTGCGTTTAATCAAGCAAATTCTGGATTTACGCAAGCAAACTCTAGTTACGCTCAGGCGAATGTAGCATTAACTACTGGTCAATCTGCATTTACGCAAGCAAACTCTAGTTATGCTCAAGCAAATTCTGCGTTTAATCAAGGAAATTCAGCATTTAGTCAGGCGAATGTAGCATTAACTACTGGTCAATCTGCGTTTAATCAAGGAAATTCTGCATTTTCTCAAGCAAACTCTAGTTACGCTCAAGCTAATTCTGCATTTAGTCAAGCAAATACAGCATTAACAGCTAGTCAATCTAAAGTAACAAGTTTTTTTCAAAATTTATCTCCGGTAACTTCTAATACTAAAGATACATGGATTCATAGTGATACTGGCGTTAAATATGAAAATGTTGGTAATACTTCTAATCCTGTTTGGATAGAATGTGGTCCATCTGCAATTTCCGGAAATTTACTTCCTGGAATTGTTTCCGGTACTTCTGTATTATCTTCTAATGGAGTGTATTCTACAGGAACATATACTGGATCATATACTGATGGAATTGTATTAGATTATGTTAATGGCAATGGTAGAATTTCTGTTGGTGGAAATGATGGATTAACGTTTTATAATAGCGGTACTGGGGCAAATACTCTCCTAACAATTTCTCCAGCTGGTCAAATTTATTCAAATTATACTGGAGCTAATGCTGGAGCAACATTAATGCTCTCTGGTAATAATACTATCGGAGGTTCTGGTTATTTTGATTTCTTAAAAGTAACAAATAATGCTCCTGGAGCAACCAATCCATCTAAGACAATACGTTTAAATGTAACTGGTGGGTTAGAAATTATAGATAATGCCTATGGAAATACGTTGTTTCTTATGGATAATTCTGGGCACATAATAACAAGTGGTTTTGGTTTATTAACAACAAATCGCCCAGCATTTAAAGTGGTTGGTAATGGAGGAGCAGTTAGCGCAACAACTACTATGACCAGTACTAATTGGACTGTTGATTTTAACCAAGGTAATTATCTAAATAGTTCAACAGGTATATTTACTGCTCCAGTTCAAGGTTTGTATCAAGTTAATGTTATAGTAAGAACAAATAGTAATAGTTTAAATGCTATTTCTCAGATTATTATACAAAAAACAGCTTATAGTGGTGGAGCTACTTCTACGCAAATTATGGTAGAATTTGGTAATAATACATCAATGAATCATGCAGGAGGTAGTGCTATTGTTAAGATGGCAGTTGGGGATACGCTTAAATTTATAGTTTCTGCCGGAACAATAAGTTTTGATGGTAATGATAACTGGTCAGTAGCATACATAGGATAATAAAAGGATATTATTAATGGCAATAAATTTTCCAAATCCAGCGACTTTAAATCAAACACATACGGTTGGGTCAAAAACATGGGTTTATAATGGATATGCATGGGATTTGGTTACAGCTAACACTTCCCCTATATTAAATACTGCTATATCTGCATTTACGCAAGCTAATGCTGCTTATGTTGCCGCTAATAGCGGAATAACAATAGGTCAGAGCGCATTCACTCAAGCTAATGCTGCATACAGTCAGGCTAATTCTGGGGTTGCAATAGGACAAAGTGCATTTACGCAAGCCAATGCTGCTTACACAGCTGCCAATAGTGGAATAACAATAGGTCAGAGCGCATTTACGCAAGCTAATGTAGCATATAATACTGCTAATACTAAATTTTCTTCCTCTGGTGGAACAATTTCCGGATCGGTTACAATAACAACTGATTTATCTGTAACTGGAAACGTTTATCTTGGAGGTAATGTAACAACATTAAGTTCAAATAATTTATCTATTAATGATCCATTAATTTATTTGGCGCAGGATAATCCTGCAAACATTCAAGATATAGGATTAGTAGGGCATTTTACTTCAGATCATTATCAACATACTGGGTTTGTTAGAGATGCTACTGATGGTGTTTGGAAATTATTTTCAAATGTTGCGGCTGAGCCAACTTCTACAGTAGATTTTACTGGAGCAATTTATGACACGCTTCAAATTGGGTCAATATTAGCAGCCAATGCTATTTTTTCAATTGGAAATGGCTTTGCACCATTTGTTGTCGCATCTAATACATTAGTAGCTAATCTTAACTCTGACTTACTTGACGGACAACATGGAGCATATTATAGTGGATTATCTAATACTGCTTATGTTCAAGCCAATGCCGCATATGCTCAAGCTAATACTGGCGTAACAATAGGTCAAGCTGCATTCTCTCAAGCTAACTCTGCATTCTCTCAAGCTAACTCTGCATTCTCTCAAGCTAACTCTGCATTCTCTCAAGCTAACTCTGGATTCTCTCAAGCTAACTCTGCGTTCACTCAGGCTAATACTGGAATAACAATAGGTCAAGCTGCATTCTCTCAAGCTAACTCTGCATTCTCTCAAGCTAACTCTGCGTTCACTCAGGCTAATACTGCTTATGGACAAGCAAATACTGGAGTAACAATTGCACAAAACGCATTTAACCAAGCCAATACTGCATTAGGATTAGCTAATTCTGCTTATAATAAGGCAAATACTGGCGGTGGTGGGTTACTTCCAACTAGTATTCAAACTGCAAATTATACTGCAGTAGTTAATGATTTGGTGAGATGTAATACAGCAGCAGGTGCATTTTCTGTAACATTCCCGACGTCTCCGCCTGATGGATCAACGATTGCTATTGTCGATGTTTTTGGAACATTCTATACAAATAATCTAACAATTAATCGTGGTGGAACCAATACTATTGAGGGAGATACCGCAGTAATATTGGATATCAATAATGCTTATACAACATTTATGTATAATTATGGAACTGCTAATTGGCGGTTATTGGAAACGCCTATCGGTTCATTGGGAAATGTCACTGCTAATACATCATTGGGGGGTATGGTAAAAATTTCTGGAACTGTATTAGCCAATGCAGTTGCTGGCGTAGATTACTTAGCTCCTCCATCTGGAACTTCAATCCTAAAAGCCAATTCTAGCGGAGCATTAGTTAATGCAGTTGCTAACGTAGATTATTTAACTCCTCCTTCTGGAACTTCAATCCTAAAAGCCAATTCTAGCGGAGCATTAGTTAATGCAGTTGCTGGTGTAGATTACGTTTTTGCTAATACTGCAACAACTTTTACAAAACCGCAAACACCTTCTACTTCTGCAGAAACTGCTCCATCAACTAATGCTATAACATGGGATTTAACGACTAATCAAATTTTTAGAATTAATTTAAATGCAAATATTACTACATTTAATTTAACTGGAACATTAAGCAGTTTAATCGGTAATCAATATGAAGTTATTATTAGATATAATGGCGGATCTACAGTTACTTGGAATTCTAATATGAAATGGACAGCTGCTACTGCTCCGACTTTAACTGGAACTAGTGGTAAGATTGATGTATTAACTTTTGTCGTAGCAAGCACAGATGGAACCAATTATTATTTGGTTAACACTGGTATTAAATTAAACGTTGGTTAAATTATGTTTCCAATAGCAGGAATTGAATATGAATAATTATTATACATACGCTTTAATAAATCCATTTACTAATCAACCATTCTATATTGGTAAAGGTAAGAAAAATAGAGCAATGGATCATATAAATGAAGCGGTTTACCCAAATACTAAGAAATCAAATAAGCATAAACTTAACACTATTAGAGAAATTGTATCCAAAAATGGTGAAGTCATTATAAAGTATATTGATACAAATTTGACAGAAAAACTTGCCTTTGAATTAGAAATGTTTGTAATAGAATTGCTTGGTAGACGTGATAATAAAACTGGAATACTTACCAATTTAACTGATGGTGGTGAAGGATTGTCTGGCTTAAATAGAAATTTATCTGGAAAAAATAATCCAAACTACGGAAAACGCGGAGAAGATTCTATATGGTGGGGAAGACACCATACCAAAGAAACTAAGCGTAAGCAGTCAGAAAAACAGAAAGGAAAAACAATCAGCGAAGAACACAAGCAAAATATGAGAAAACCTAAATCGGAACAAGGTAGACTTAATATTACAAAGGTAAGAATGGAATCGGATTATAGACCATCTGAAGAAACAAAAAGAAAAACATCACTTGCTTTAAAAGATATACCTAAAACACAAGAACACAGTTTAAAGATATCCAAAGCCTTAATTGGTGTTCCTAAAGAAAAAGTAAAATGTCCACATTGCACTAAAATAGGTGGTATTGGAATTATGAAAAGATGGCATTTTGATAACTGTAAGGAGTTAGTAATATGAGTTTAATGTTAAATTCTAATTCTGATGATGAAACTCTTTATTCCGATTCGGTCTTCAGTATGTATCTCTACACCGGCAACGGCTCAACTCAGACCATCACTAACGGCATTGACTTAGCTGGGAAAGGTGGATTGGTTTGGCAAAAACGCAGAAACAATGTTGGCGATCATACATTAAGTGACACAGCTAGGGGTATTAATAGAGCTATACTTACTGATTATAATGGTGGTGAATTTACTGGTTCTCAATATGTAAATAGTTTTAATAATAACGGTTTTACATTTGGTAACGATCAAGGTATTAATAAGTTAAATGATACCTACGCCTCATGGACATTCCGCAAAGCTCCTAAATTTTTTGATATAGTTACTTATACAGGTGATGGAACTACTATTAGAGCTATACCGCATTCACTTGGTATTGGGTATGGACTTGTATTAATTAAACGTACTGATTCAACAAGTGATTGGGGAGTATATGCTCGTGACTCAAGCGGTAGTTTTTGGAGACTAGTGTTTAATACCACTGCGGCTTATACTCAACTGTATGGTGAGTTTCAATCATCAACTGTATTTTACCCTTCGGATTTTGGTTCTGCTGTGTATAATGTAAGTGGTGCAACATACGTCACTTACCTATTCGCCCACGACACGTCATCAACTGGGATTATTCAGTGTGGTTCATATACAGGTAATGGTAGTGCAACTGGACCTATTGTTTCTTTGGGATGGGAACCACAATGGTTAATGATTAAAAATGCTACTGGGACTGGATCATGGCAAATTATTGATAACATGCGCGGAATGTCTGTAGGTGGAGCAGATGCTACTTTACAAGCCAATGCATCTACTGCAGAAAATTCTGTTGATTATGTAAGTCCAACTGCTACTGGGTTTCAAGTTACATCAACTTCTGCGGAAGTTAACACCTCCAGTTCAACCTACATCTACATGGCAATCCGTCGCCCAAACAAGCCGCCTACAAGTGGGACGCAGGTTTATAATGCGATTGCTAGAACTGGTACTCGTGCTCTAGCTACTGTTAGTGGAGTAGGGTTTGCGCCAGATTTTGTTAATGTAATGGGTAGATCTGCTATATCAGGTAATGGAATTTTTGATAAAATGCGTGGACCTAATCTTGTGTTAGTTTGTTCTAATACTGGAGGAGATTATAATGACGCAACGAATGTAACTTCATTTGACATGGATGGGGTTACTATTGGTACAAATGATTTAGTTCAAATTACCAATGTTTCAGGCAGAACATATATTAATCATTTTTTCAAACGCGCTCCAGGGTTTATGGATATTATTTGTTATACTGGAAATGGTGCTGCACAAAATATAAACCATAATTTATTGGCTGTTCCTAGTTTAATAATTACTAAATTGCGAAATTTTACAGGAGGTGATTGGTTTGTTTTTTCCGATTTTACTAACACAACTCATAATAATGGATATTTAAATCAAGTGAACGCGTTTGGATTTGGTAATACATATGATGTGTCTATGTATTTTTCTTCTAGACCAAGTAGTTCGGTAATTCCATTAACTAATTATGCAGGACATAATTCAGCTTCTCGGACTTATATTATGTATCTATTTGCCACGCTTGATGGAATAAGTAAAGTTGGTTCTTATACAGGTAATGGTAGTTCACAAACAATTGCTTGTGGATTTGCAGCTGGAGCTAGATTTATTATGATAAAATGTATAAGCGGAATTGGAGACTGGTACGTTTGGGATAGCGTAAGAGGTATAGTTGCAGCAAATGATCCACATTTAAGCTTAAATACCACAGCAGCCGAAGTAACTACTGATGACAGTATTGATCCAGATAATTCAGGCTTTATCGTTAACCAAAATAGTACAACCAGTATTAATATCACTTCAGCAACTTATATCTTTTTGGCAATAGCATAGGAACAAAATGGAAATTTTAATAAAAGAAACTAATCAAGTAATTTCTGAACAAGAATTTAGAAATCTTTATTTTAATACAAGTTTTCCTGTTATTCTTTCAGAAGATATATTAACAGATTTTGGTGCTGTTGCAATTCTTGACGGACCGCAAGCAACTTCAAGCTCTCCATATGAATATTCATTCCGCGATGGAATTCAAGAGGTAAATGGCAAATATTTTACTAAATACAGTTTAGGACCTGTATTTGTTGATACTGAAGATAAAACTGCTGCAGAACAAGAAACTGAATATCGAGCTAGAATTGATGAACAACAAGCTATTTCTATTAGAAATACAAGAAATCAATTATTAAAAGATAGTGATTGGACTCAGATTCCAGATGCTACAGTTAACAAGGAAGTTTGGTTAATATACAGACAAGCATTAAGAGACATTACTCTTCAAGAAGGGTTTCCATTTAATATAACTTGGCCAACCCAACCATAAGGAAATAACGAATGGCTAAAAGTCTTTCAAATTTAATAAGATCCGGTAGCGCGAATACACCATTACCGACTTCTTTCGGAGGAACTGGGTTAACTGCATCCGGAAATGCCGGAAATGTGCTAATCAGTGATGGAACAAATTGGATTTCTACTACGCCTCCTTATGCACCAATAGTCGTAGATGATATATCAAATTATTTTGATGGAGTAACATCAGTTTTTCCATTAACAATAAACCAACAACCACTAAATACTTTAGTAGATTCAAAAGATTTAGATGTTTTTATTAATGGATTAAAATTATCTCCCTATGTAAGTACAATAACTTATCCGTGGATAACGCCATATGATTCTGCTAATGGATTTAGAGTAAGTGCAAATAATTTAATTATTTACAAAGCTCCATTTATCGGAAGTACAATAACACTTATTACCAGAAATATATCAACATCAAAACAAACAAAACAATACCCATATTCTGCAACTACGATTGCATTAGGAGATTAATTTAAAATGGCTAAACACGTTATACTAGAAAGCTATACTTTTACGCCTTCGACAAGAACAGTTGTTATAACTGGTAAAAACATTAGAAAAGAACAATTATTGTTAATTACTAATACCAGCACGGGTACTGTAATTTATAATTTTTCTGATCCATCATTAAACTCAACAAGTTATACTAATGCAGTTGATCCAGTTACTGGGCAAGAAACAACTACAATTATATTAGCATATAACACCTCGGCAATGAGCGCATCAGCAACGCTATCTATTTTAGTTGAAGAAACGTATCAGGAAATTATCCCATCAGAAGTGATGCGAGATCCAGTTGATAAATTGCGTGTTAGTAACCCACAAGCGTTAATTGATACTGACTTTGAATATGGTATTCAACCAACTAAATGGGAAAGTATTTCTTTATGTAATAATAGACCTAGTGCTTTTGTTGATTATACTCAGCCGTTGGCAAATACAGCGGCAAATACTGTATTTACAGGTTCTTCTGGTACATATTGGGTTACTAATATTACTTCATCAGGTAAAGTTGTTACTGTTTCAATAAATAACACTGCTGGTATTGTTATTGGGAAACCATTTTTTATTCAAGGAACTCTTGACGCATTTAATGTTGATGGTTGGTGGGTCGTTGAGGCTGTTACCTCAAATACAAGTTTTACATTTACTGTAATTAATACTCCTTTTGTGACAGCATTATTTGATCCTCTTAAAAGTTATATTTTTATGGGTGATTTTTATACTGCTGCTGCTATTCCAGCTGGAACTTCTGGCGTTATCACAATATCGGCTGGTAGTGTTGCTACTGTAACAACAGCAAACGCGCATGGATTACAAGTTAATAATGCTATTTATGTTATCAATACAACTGGTGCAACTGGCGGTACAGCTACAGCTAACGGTAGTTTTTTGGTAGCCTCTGTTCCGAATCAAAATGTATTTACTTATAATTTAACTGGTTTGGCTACAGGCGGAACAGTAACAACTCAATTAAATAACTCAATATTTACTCGCCCAGCTGGATATGTTCAACACAGAGCATTTGACGGTGGTGTTCAATTTAGTAATGTTAGTCCATATCAAGGATATCAAGTAATTAGACAAACTCGTAGATACTTTAGATATCAATCAGGTAAAGGTATTCAATTCTCTACAGGTTCAATTTTAAAACCATCTTTATCTGTGGAAAACGTTACTTCTAGTGGAACAACTGTTACCGTTGCAACTAAATATCCACACGGTTTATTATCTAATGCAAATGTTGCTGTATCTGGTGCAGTAGAAACTGCATATAACGGTACTTTTGCTGTGACATCTGCAACTGCAAATACTTTTACATATACAGCTTTATCTACTCCAGCAGCACCAACTGCAAACGGATTCCCTATTACTGTTTCTCCATCTAGTTGGTATGGTTCTACAAATAGAGTTGGTATGTTTGATTCGCAAAACGGATTCTATTATGAATTTGATGGTCAAACATTATATGCAGTAAAACGTAGTAGCACTTTACAAATAGCTGGATCTTCTGCTGTAAGTATTGGTAGTAATATAGTTACTGGAACAAATACAAAATATTCTTCGCAATTAAAACCTGGAGATTTTATTGTAATTCGCGGACAAAGTTATATTGTGCAATCAATAACTAGTGATACACAATTAATGATTTGTCCAGAATATAGAGGCGTTAATGCAAGCAGTGCTGTTGTTAGTAAAACAGTTAATACAAGATATCCACAAAGTTCATGGAATATTGATAAATGTGATGGAACTGGAGCAAGTAGATTTAATTTAGATCTAACTAAAATGCAAATGTTCTATATGGATTATACATGGTATGGAGCAGGTGCTATTCGTTTTGGATTTAAAAATAATCGCGGTGAAGTTGTTTATTGTCATCGTATTCCTAATAGCAATGTAAATACAGAAGCATATATGCGTTCTGGCAATTTACCTGCTAGATACGAAACAAATACAATTCCACCATGGACATATTTAACTCAAACATTGTCTAGTTCAGCAACTACAGGCGCAACTATTTCTGTTGCAGATACAACAAATTTTGCTAATAATGGAACTTTGATATTATCTAATCCAGGAAATAATGGTACGGTTGAATTAGTTTCATATACTGCTAAAGCAGCAAATTCATTTACTATTGCATCAAGAGCAGTAGTTGGTGGAAATACTGCCGCTCAACAATTTACTTATTCTAATACTGCTCCGATTCAAGTTGAGGCTTATTCTCCTCAATTTGCAAGTACATTAAGTCATTGGGGTTCATCGGTTATTATGGATGGTAAATATGACGATGATAAATCTTTTGTATTTAACTATGGTATGCAAACTCCATATGTTGCCACAACACAATATGTAAGATATCCATTAATGTCTATTCGTTTAGGACCTTCGGTTGATAATGGTACTACAGGGGTTCTTGGCGTTAGAGAAATTATCAATAGAATGCAATTAACTTTACGCGGAATGGATTGTTATACATCTTCAAGTGCGTTTAGAATTGAATTAATTTTAAATGGTAGAGTTTCCGGTGGAACGTTTACTCAAGTCGGTGGTTCTAGTTTAGCTCAAGTTGCCTTACATACAAATACGCAAACAATTACTGGCGGTGAAAGTATTTATGGGTTCTTTACTAATTCTGCTGCAGCTACTTCACAAGATTTAAGTTTAGTTCGTGATATTGGTACTAGTATTTTAGGTGGCGGAACTTCTTTGAGTGTTCCTACTACTGTAAATAACATTTACCCAGATGGTCCAGATATTATTACTGTTGTTGCAACTGCATTAACAAATGGCGGTAATATTAATGCTCGTATCTCTTGGACTGAAGCTCAAGCATAAGGAAATCCTATGGCTTCAAATTTATATATCCAACAGTATGTTTCTACAGACGCCCCAATCGGGGCGGTCTTAGGAGATGAATGGTTAAATCCAAAAACAGGTAGATTAAATAAACAAACTATAATTAATGGATCTGTTGGTTGGTTAGATATTACTCCAGTTACAACGGTATCATCTCAGCAAGTAGTTAGCAGCTCCCCATCATTAACTGCTGGAAAAGCTATAGCTCTTGCTATGGTGATGGGATTTTAAACGCAATTATATAATAGAGAAATATGGCAAATCCAAATATTACGGCTGTCACAAGCATTTATGGTAATACTACTTATCTTATTCCAAGCAATACTTCTGCGACAACATGGACTGCATTAACTCCACCCACAGGTACAGTTCATAAAATTAATACTATTTCTGCATCAAATGTTACTGGTACTGCTGCGAATGTTACTGTTTCTATTAATAGCGCTATTTCTGGAGGAGGTACAGCTTATAGATTAGCGTATCAAATTTCAGTTCCGATTAATGCATCATTAATTATTACTGATAAAACTACAGCATTTTATGTTGGCGAGGCGCAATCGATTGTTGTTACTTCTGGGACTGGTTCTGCTATTGAATTGGTAGCGAGTTATGATGCTATAACTGCATAGGATAATTTTTATGTCAATGAGATATAATGGCGGTTTATTATCATCTAATAATGTGACGCAATATGCATCTGGAATATGGACAATTAGGCAACAATTACAAACTCCTAAAATTAGTTCTTCTCCTCCGGTTGGCCAATCAATATATCTTACATCAGGAACATATACTTGGGTTGCGCCAGCAGGAGTTACTTCTGTTTGCGTTGTTTGCGTTGGTTCATCATTAAAATGGGCTAGTAATTTATATTATGGTCGAGGTGGAGCGGGTTTAGGGTGGAAAAATAATATAACTGTAGTTCCTGGAACTTCTTATACTGTAGTAGTATCAAATGGAGACGTTTCACCAACAGATTCGTATTTTATTAACACATCAACTGTCCGTGGTGGTACTGGTACAGGTACAACTGCAGGAGGAACTTATACTGGAGATGGAGGCGGTAATGGTGGAACAGGAGGTGCTGCTGTAAATACAACATCCGGCGCAGGAGGCGGAGGTGCCGGTGGATATAGCGGGAATGGAGGTAATGGTGGGGCACAAGGAGCAAACAACGGTGCTGCAGCTGCAACTAATTCTGGAGGCGGAGGAGGAGGCGCTGGTGGAACTAGTGGAGCTTTTGGTGGAGGCGGAGGAGGAGTACACCTTTTTGGTATAGGTTCTACAGGTTCGGGAGGGGTATATGGTGCGGCAACTAATAATCTCGCTGCCGCAGGTAATTTCGGATCTTATGGTAAAGTTGGTACTATGAGTAATACTGGTGGAGGATATTCTCCACCATTAGGCGGGGGGTATGCAGGAACTAGTGCACAGGTAAGTGGTGGAGGAACTGCTCCTGGCGGTGTTCGTATTATTTGGGGTCCAGGAAGGTCATTCCCAGCAACAAATACTTTTAATATGTATTAGATACGTAGGAATATATGGAAAATTTATTTATACAAATAAGAGATGGAAAACCATTCGAGCATCCAATAACTGAAGATAATATGCGTTTAGCATTTCCTGATATAGATTTAGATAATTTACCTGATAATTTTGCAAAATTTACGCGAGTTCATACCCCACAAATTGGGGTTTATGAAATATATAATGGCGTATCTTATGAGATAATTGATGGTGGATATGTAGATGTACATAACATCAGACAAATGACTGATGAAGAAAAAATAAACAAACAGAATGAGATGAAAACTTGGTGGAGGGAAAATAATTTTCCTGTATCGTGGATTTTTGATGAAGTTTTATGTCAATTTAAATCTCCAGTAAATCGCCCAGAAGATGGCAAACATTATTATTGGGATGAATCTACAATATCTTGGGTAGAGGAATTATAATGAGTAGTCAATATATTGGTGGGTTTATAACTAGCAATAAAACAAACCCAACTGGTAAATATAATACAAATAAAGCTAATGGAATTTGGAAATTAAATGAACAACTTCAATACCAAACTATTAATTTATGGCCATCTACTAAATCTTTACCAAAATATTGGTTTCTTAACTTATCATCTTCAACGCAAGATTGGACAAATGTTAGTCATGGTAATGGTAATTTTGTAGTTATTGATGCACAAGGAAATTTATATTGTTTATCTGTATATGGACCAACTTATGGTCCATATACTAGTGGAATTTGTTGTAATAAAATAACAGCAAATGGGGAAATTAGTTGGAATCACACATATTCATATTCCGATGGTAAAATGTATGATGGAACTGGATATAGCATTTTATTAGATTCAACTTATGTTTATTATACTGGATATGGATCGACATATACCGCAATATATAATAAACTACATTCAGCAAATGGGAATGTAGTGTTTACTAAAGAAATAACATCTTCGACTGCTACTACTGGACCAATAACGAATCTTGGTGCAGATACAAGTAATAATATTTATTGTACTGGTACTACATCATCTACATCGGGTTTTTGGATAAAATTTGATAGTTCTGGAAATATAGCAGCGGCAAAAAGTAGTATAGGATTAAATGCAAGAGGTTATTTTAGTCCAAGTTATATTTCTGTTGATAGTAGTGGTAATTCATATTTAGGAGGTTCATCGATATATGAAGGCGCATATTTAAAACTAGATTCTTCTGGCACAGCTCAAATATCTACTTGCCTTGGTCCAACAGCGTCCGGTGGCGGGACTTGTATAGGTTTTGCTATGGAACAAAATAAAGCGAATTTTATATTTGTTGGTTACTCAACAACTTCTACAGGAACATTTAATATATACAAAATTTCTGCTACAAATGGTACTGGCGTGATATGGAGTTACACTTTTTCTACTTTGTATTACGGTACTGGATATGTTACAACTGATGCATCTAATAATGTTTATCTTCTTTCTAGAGATAGTGACATAAACATACTAAAATCTGTGCTAATAAAATTTAATTCTTCTGGTACTATTTTATGGCAATTATCAATAACTGGAGGCGCACCACGATCAATTGCGGTTGACGATAATAACTCAGCTATAATTGTTGCATTATCTCCTTGCGTTTATTTTAGGCTTCCAACTGATGGTTCTATAACTGGAACTTTTGGTAATTATACTATTGCCACTTCATCATATACTTCTTCTGGGTCTGGAGCTTCAAGTTTTACCTCAGTAGCTTCTAGTATAGGAACTTTTTCTGATACATTTTCTTCTGGGCTTGGAACAACAACGTCGACATATGTTGCAGCTGGTACTCGAATTGATATTCAATAAATAGAAATTTTATTTACCAAAACAAATAATAAATAGAAGTAATAAAACGCAATCAATTTAGGTATAAAATTAATGGCATCAAGAAATTTATCTGCTGCATTAACGAATTTAGTTGCCATAACTGGTAATGGAAACATTGTTTTTTCGGATAGTCCAACTTTAGTAAACCCGCACCTTGGTACTCCAGCAAGCGGAAATTTGGTAAATTGTATATTTCCGACTTCTATTGCAGAATCTGCTTTTAACCAAGCTAATACAGCATTAGCAGTAGCTCAATCTGGAAGTGCAGCTAACACAGCATTATCTATTGCAGAATCTGCTTTTGATCAAGCCAATACAGCATTATTTGCTGCACAATCGGCATATAACACAGCAAGTTCAAAATTTTCTAGTTATGGTGGGACGGTTGTAGGTTCAGTTACAATAACAACTGATTTATCTGTTAGCGGGAATGTTTATCTTGGCGGTAATGTAACAACATTAAGTTCAAATAATCTTTCTATTAGCGATCCATTAATTTATATGGCGCAGGATAATCCTGCTAATTTACAAGATATTGGTATTGTCGGTCATTTTACTTCAGACCATTATCAACATACTGGATTAGTTAGAGATGCTAGCGATGGCGTTTGGAAATTATTTTCAAATGTTGCAGCTGAACCATCAACAACAATCGATTTTAATAATGCAGTTTATGATACGCTTAAAGTTGGTTCAGTAATAACATCAAATGCAACATTAGGAAATATTTCTAATGTTCATATATATGGCGGAACTTCTGATCAATTTTTAGTTACTGATGGATCAGGTAACTTAAATTTCATTGATTTTCCAACTCCGACGACTCAAGTTTACCTAGCAAATTCTATTATTCAAACTAATGGAGTTTATGTTAGCGGTAATTTATCAAGTATACAAACATTTGGCGATTATGGAGTTAGTAGTGGGTCATATGTTTTAACTGATGGAGCCAATACAGCTCCTGCTTGGGAATTGGATTTTGATTTCTTAGATGTAATTAAGTTTAACCGAGTTGTGATGAGTATTAACTATACTCAATCTTCCGGACATACAGTTTATGTTCAGTTATATAATATAACAAACAGCACATGGGATTCAATAGGAACTTATACTGGATTAGGATCGTATTATGGGTTTGCTCTTGATGTTATTGATTCTACTCAGTACATTTCATCAGGTAGAGTTCAATTAAGATTATATCACAGTAATTCAGGAAATGTATCACACCAAACAAATATTGATTATATTTCTTTAGAGCAATCATATCAAGGTCCGCAAGGTCCTAAAGGAACTACAGGCGCAACAGGTCCAGCTGGACAAGGTATTGCTACAGGTGGAACAACTGGGCAAGTATTGATAAAAAATAGTAGCACTAATTATGATACTGCTTGGTCTGACGTACAATCTACAAAAAACTTTAATTTATTTGGTCAATTAGTTCCAACAACTGGAACAGCAAGATTTTATCCACATAAATCAATAACAATTACTTCTGCTTATTTAACTATTGGAGTTGTGTCATCTACAACAACAATATTAAATATAAATAAAAATGGCGCATTAGCAAATACAATTAGTTTGCCATCTAATACATATAAATCGAATACTATTCAATTTGCTACCCCAATTTCATTAACAGCTAATGATTATATAACTGCTGATTTGTTATCTACTGGCGGAGAAAACTTAACATTAACTTTGGTCTATATATAAAATAATTATAAATACTATCATACTAGGCATTAAATGTCTACAAATATCTATAGAATTCCGTGATA